TTGTCGGTACGAGACGGTCGCCGAGGCGGACTCGGCGGCCCGCTCGTAACTGAACGGGTCGACCTGGCCGAGGGCTGGGTTGCCCTCCTTGTTACCGTCCGTGCTATACGAGAACTCGGTTATCTCCGGCGCGAAAATATTCCAGTCCGGGTCGGACGGGAACTCGCCGGGGGTCGTCTCCTCGACCCACTCGGTGCGCGTGTCTTGTAGGCCGGACTCGACCGGCGCTCGGTTGGTACTCATGGATGTCTGTTACTCGCGGGTTGCTTCGCTATCGATACGGTCTCAAAAACGCCGTGGCCCCTCCGGTCGCACCGCGAAACTCTACGGCGACCGGAGCCACGAATAATCGACCTGGGTGTTCGCTAGCCGGACGGGCGGCGAGACGCCGGTGTCGTCGGGCGCCTCCGGGCCGCGCTGTGAGCCGAGGGTTTGGAACTCGGTCCCGGCACCGGTGGCGTTCCGCTGGACGAGGTTCTCGGTCGCCTCGATGAGCGTCACCGCGATGTCCTCGGCGTCCTCGGCGGCGAAGGTCGACGAGTCGCCGGTGTAGCTCCGCTCGGACTCCGCCCGCGCCGTGATCAGCAGCGTCCCGAGACGGTTCTGGCCGGGGCCGTCGGGCGTGAGGTAGTCGTACGTCGACTCGCCGCCGGAGTTCTCCGAGCTAAACTGGACGACGAGCGACGGGTACGACGCGCCGACGGTGTCGAGCGTCGTCGCCACCGGGAGGAACGCCTCGGTCCCGGGCGCCGCCGACGGGTCGAAGCCGACCGCCTCGGTCGGCTCCCACGACGGGAGGAGCACCTCGTCGATGAAGTACTGTGCCGGTCGCTGCGGGAGTGTGAGACTCATGGTTATATCTCGACCACCTCCTCGGCGACGGCGCGGCCGGCGGTCGCGGGCGCCGGCGAGTCGGAGTCGAACCCGGAGAGGTCATCCTCGGCCGGGAGCCGTGAGGGGTCACCGCCGCGGACCGCCACGACCGACGCCCGGAGCGTCCCGGTGTCGATGAGCGACTTCTCGGTGATGATCTCCTTGATGCGGCGTTCGAGAGCGAGCGCGAGGATGCGGAGGACGTCGGCGGCGTCCTCTTGGGCCTCCACTGAGGTCCCCGTGTTCCGGGCGATGAACCCGTCGACGCCCTGGGTTCGGACCTCGTTGATGGCCGGTCGGAAGAACGGTTTGGCGTCCATCTTCGAGGTGCCGAACTCCAAAAACTGCGCGTAAAACACCCCCGTCCCGACGGTGAACGTTCCGACCGTTTCGACGTCGCGTTCTAACTCGTTTAGCGCCTGCTGCGCCGCCTCGAACCCTTCGAGATCGAGGCTAAACTCCGCCATCTTAGACCTCCACGACCTCCAACTCTAAGAGCCCGTTATGCGGGTCGGTGACCGACTGAACCTCGTACCGGACGCCGGTGCCGGTGTCGACGACCTCGACCGGCGCCTCCAGTTCATCCGTGAAGTCCGTCCACGTTTGACCGGTGTCGTCGCGGACGGTGACGAGCGCGTCGGCCTCGGCCGTGGTCCCGCCGTCGTCCCGCTGTGGCGCCCGTGAGACCGACGAGACGCGCGCGGAGTATCTATCGTCCGGTGTTGCGGAGTAGGTGACGTCGAAGCCCTCACCGGCCGTGTAGGACTCGCTCGGCTCGAACACCTCTATCGATGTGTTCGACAGTGTCGCCGTGTGCGCCCGCCGGAGCGGGTCGCGGATCTCCTCGGTCATCGGGTCGGTGTTAGGCGTTGAAGATGACGGCGTCGCCGCCGTCGTCCTCCTCGGTTAGTTGTCCGGTCGGGTCAAGCGTCGCGGCGACCTGGCCGTGGGTTGTACCCATCAGCCCCTCGCCGGTCGAGCCGGCAAAGGAGACGTTCCCGCCGCTCTCGCTCACGGAGTCGAGTTGGCGCTCAGGGCCGGTGGCGACGAGGTGAGCCGCCAGGCGGACGATGACGTCCTCGGCGCGGCCGATGGCGACCTCCTCGCCATCGAGCGCCCCCAGGTAGTGCCGCTGTGCGACGCCGAGGCGGCCGTCGAGTTGCGTGTCGGTGAGCTCCGTTTCACCGAGGACGTCGCGGACGTCACCGGGCGATACGGAGATGTTACTCGGTTGGATGCTCATGCGTGTGTATGCAAAATATGAGGGTGTGGCGACCGAGTCGGCGCTCGCATCGCCGCCGACTGGTCACGAACCGCGTGGGAGCGCGGCATCCGCGGTGTTACCCGCGGATCCGGACGGCGGCTTCCGGCTGCGTGGCGACCCAGTCGCCCTTCCACCGGATCGTGAGCTTCGTCGACTTGGTGTCGAAGTCGTCCTCCTGCTCGGTGGAGATCGGCATCCACTCGCCCTCGTATCCGAAGTACTCGGTGTCGACGAGGATGGCGTCGTTGTTGGTCAGGAGGTTGTTGTTGCTGAACGCGATGTCGACGCCGGCGAAGTTCCCGACGATGCCGTTCGACGTGAGTTGCTCGTCGGCGATTTGGAACCCGCGGTCGGCCAGGTCGCGGACGATGCCGTTCTTCGCGGCCGTCCCGACGTAGAGGGTGTCGCCCTCGTAGCCGCCCTCGCGGCCCTCTAACGCTTCGAGGCCGTCGATGACGTCGTCGAACGTCATGTCGTCGCCGTTCGGCCGACCCACTGTAGATCACCGGGACCGCGTCGCCGGCGCTGTACCCGCTCTGCGTGTGGTCGTCGCCGACCACGCCGTACACGGTCGGGTTGTCCGTATCGTCGGCCTTCACGAGTTCGCCGCTGGAGTCGAGCGCGACCGCGTCGCCCTCGGCGAGCGACTCCGCTGCGGTCCGCGTCTCCTCGCAGGCGTCGGCGTGGAGGCTCTGTCCGGGGTTGAGACTCATCAGTTGTCACCTCGTAGGTCCGCGAGTTCGGCCTCGATCTCCTCGGTCCGCACCGCGGCGAGCCGGGAGTCGCGCTGTTCCCACTGGTCGAGTTCGTCCTCTAGCTCGGCGATCTGCTCGCGGTCGCCGCCCGAGAGCGCCTCGGATTCCGGGGTCGACCCGTCGGAGCCGGACCGCACCGCCGGCTCGGGATCCTCGGGCGCCAGCGCGGCGTCGGCCGCGTCCTCGTACATCTCCGCGAGTTCGGCGACGGTGAACTTCTCCGCCATCGTCTCGGCGTCGAGTACCGTGTCCGTGCCGGCGAGCGCCTCCGCGTACTCCGAGGCGACGGCGTCGCGCTCGGCGCGGAGGTCCGCGATCTCGCTTTCCAGTTCCTCGATTCGCTCGGTCTTGTCGGCCAGCGTGGCCTTGAGTTCCTTCGTGGTGGAGTCCGCCATACGTTCCTCTGTGTCGTCGGTGTCGGTCATCCCGCCGGCGTCAGCGCCGCCGCCGTAGCCGGCTTCACTATACTCGCAGCCGTCGCGCTCGGCCGCCGCGAGCAACATCCCCATATCCGCGTCGAGGACGTCGCTCATCGCCTCGATGGCCTCCAGCGAGGGACAGCCGGTGTCGCCGCGGCGGATCGACCGCATATGCGACTCCGACATCCCGCACCGGTCGCTCATCTCGCGCATCATCTCGGCGTACGTCATGTCCGCGCGGTACGCCATCTCTTCCATCTTCCCGGCCATCGCGTTGGCCAGGTACGAGCCGAGCGCGGCGTCGTGGGCGGGGTCGTCTGTCATAGCAGTACTGAGGGCCGCAGTCGCGGTTGTGGCGTCACCAGGGACCTCGCCCGTCTCGGGGTCATCGGGCCTGGCCACCCGCCGGCCGCGTCGCGTGACCGCGTCCACGACCGCCGTCAGCGCCGCCGCCGCCTCGGCGAACGGCGTGCCGACGTCGTCCCGCTCGGCGTACGCCGCCTGCGGGAGCGGGTTCGCCTCCGAGTCCGGCGGGCCGAACACGAGGCCGAGGTTGAGCATCAGCCGCTCGGCGGAGTCCCGCGGCATCCCGAGGTTCCCCTGCCCGCGGAGGTTCCACGCCGCATCGAGGTTCCCGCGCCGCAGGTAGCCCTCGCCGTCGACGAGCGGGAACGAACTCGCCGACTTGGTGTCGCCGGCGTTGAAGTAATGGCTCTCGTACCCCTCGACCGGGATCGCCGCCTCGTCGAGGTCGCCATCGCGTGTGCCGCGGAACTCGATGGGGCCGACCGCCTTGTACTCGTTCAGCCGCGCGACCGGTGCCGTGCCGGCCATGCCCGCGTCCATCCCGGAGACGGCGTCAACGAACGCGCCGTGCGTCTCGCCGGGCATGTACCACGTCTCGCCCTCGAAGTCGTGCGGGTGCGTGATGGCCTCGTCCGCGTCGTTCTCCTCACCGAGGCCCATCGCCCGCGCGGCGTCGGCCGCGACGGACTGCTCCGGGTACAGCAGTTGCACCGACTCCGAGGGCATCGGGAGCGCGACATCGGCGGCCATCTCGGACTCCTCGGTGTCGTGGTGGCCCGCTTCCGCCGGGAGCGACGGCGGCTCAATGACGTCGGCGTCCTCCAGCATCTCCGCGGCGCGGAACGTGTTTCCGGTGACGGGGACGCCGTTCTCGTCGGCCGCACGGCGGGTGATGATCTCCGCCACGTCGAGCGCGGCGTGTGAGAGGACCGGGTCGCGGGGGTCGAACATCACCATCCCGTCGGCCATCCCGACAGCGACGCGGTGATTCGCCACGAGTGCGAACGTCTCGGCGAGCCGCGACAGCGTCCCGTCGGACAACTCGCCGCCGACCTCGAAACACGGCTGAAGCGACAGCCCGTCGGCGTCGCCGGCGACGTGCAGCGACGACTTTTGGACCTTCCCGAGCGCGTTTTGAACCACCGACTCGACGATGTCGAGGTGTTCGTGGACGAACTCCCGGACGCCGATGCCCACGTCGGGCGTCGCCTCCGTGAGGACGCCCGCCTCGGTCGCCGTCATCGACATCTCCACGCCGGTCCGGTCGGCGACCGACTCGCGGATGGCGTCCAGCGTCGCCTCGTCCGGTGACTCCTCGGTCGGTGTGTGAACGACGGTCCGCGTGTCGCCGCCGGTCGGCCTGTCGACGAGCGGGTCGGCGAGTGCGTCCATCTCCCGGAGCCGGTCGAGAAGGGCCTCGTGGGTCGGCGCCGGCATGAATACCGTCTCCTCGCCGTCGCCGTGGGTGTGGATCATCTCGTCACCGGCGAGGTCGCGGCCCTCGCCGACGCCCATCTCCTTCGCCTTCGCCACGGCCTCGCCGGGGTTCGAGAAGCGGTACGCCTCGGGGATCTCGGTGTCGTCCATAGCCATCTCGGAGTCCTCCATCGCCGCTTCGACCTCCTGCTTCGCCGACTCGAACCAGTCCAGGTAGTAGCCCCACAGCGCGAGTTGCACCGGGCCGCACCGCGGCGAGCCGCCGTCGACGATCCCGAGCCACTCCTCGCGGCCCCAGTCGGTCGGCGGGTCATCGGTCGCCGGCCCCTCGTCGCCGTGGCCGTCCAGGTACGTCGCCGGGCCGTACTGTGCGATGTCGCCGCCGGCGGTGATGATCTCGGGCGTGAGGTCGTCGTCGAGGATGGTCCGACCCATCGCCTCGCCGACGCCCGTCCCGCAGTCGCCGATCTCGTCGGCGTACTCTGACTCGGAGATGTCGATGTCGGAGGCGTCGCCCTCCGTGCTCGCGGGGTCCTCCTCGTCGTCCTCTTCGAGCGCCGCGTGGATGGCCGCCGGTGCGAGCGCGGCTTCGAGCGCCGCCGCCTCGCCCGGTTCCGCCGACGCCGACGGCGCCGCCCCGCGCTGGACGATGGCCAGGTCGGAAAACTCGATGTTCGCCGCCCGCATCGCCTCGCCGCGGTCGGTCTCGACCGTCCCACCGTCGCCGTGCCGCGCCTCCACGGAGACGGTGAGGCGGCCGTTGGCGATGGCCTCCGCGAGTTCCGCGTCGTCAACCCGCGCCTCGTAGATGACGCCCTCGCCGTCGACGTAGCCGGCGTCGGTGACGGTGCCGACCGGCGTCTCGGAGTGAAGCGCCTTGAGGTCGCCGCCCTCCAGCGTCTCCGCGGCCTCCTTGAGTTCCTCCTCGGTCCAGACCTTCCGGTCACCGGAGAGGCCGCGCGTAACGTCACCCGCACCAACGGCGACGCCGGAGATAACTTGCTGCGGCCCATCTGAGAGGCCGGCGATGCGACTCGTGACGGTGGATGTCTCGGGCATACGTGGTGTTCCTCGGTGGTTACGTGATGATCGGCAGGAGCACACACCGCCCGTTCGGGTGCGCGGGCGGCTTTAGCGGGTACTCACCGGCCAGCGAGTCGGGGTCGTCCTCGCCCGGCTCGAAGGTGAACGTCGCGGAGTCGATGGTCGCCATCGGGATCTCCTTCCCGTCAAGACGCTCGCAGATCGGGCAGACGCGCGCGTCCGAGGCGTCCGACCACTCGCCGTGTTGGACGGTGTCAACGCCGGCGTCACGATACCGCGAAATCGTCGCCTCCGTATAGGCGTGGACCGTCTCCGTCCGGGCGAGCGTCTCCGCGCGGTCCTTTTGGATCGACTCGATCTCGTCGGTGAGCCGTCGCGCGGCCTCCCGTGGGTTCACGCCCTCCGCGAGCGACTGCGCGAGGACCTCCCGCGTCGGGCGGGCGACCTGCGAGCTGACCGTCCGGAGGTTCCGGTACGCGCGTGTGTATATCTCCTCAAGCGCCTCCCGCGGGACGATCCGCTGAATCAGTTCGTCGTCCGGCGGCTCCGGGCCGACGGCGACGCCCGCCTGGCGGAGTCGGTGCCGCGCCTGTTTCCAGCCCTGCGCGAACGAGGCCCGCAGGAGCGGCGCCGTCCAATGATCGCCGCGCTCCCGGGCGCGCTGGTCGACGGGTTCGAGGATCTCCTCGGCGACGACACCACCGAGCCACCGGAGGAACGCGCCGATGTTCTCCGAGCGCGTCTGAAAGCGGTAGACCTGCGGCGCGTCGGCGTCGAGGTCGTCCGGGGCCGGCTGGCCGCCGTCGGTCCGGAGGCCGAACACGTCCTCCTCGTAGCCGAGCCAGCGCCGGACGCGCCCGCGGACGCGGCGGAAGCGCCGGCGGATGGCGCGGAGGAACTCCTCACGACGGTTGCGGGTGGGGTCACTCATACAGCGAAAGCGTGGTGTGTTACGGGTCGGCCGGCTCGCGGACGGGAAACACGCGCTCGGGTGGGGCGACGTCGAGGGTGGCGACTTCCGTTCGGTCGTCGATACGAACCTCCGAGACGGTCCCGCGGGCGATGATGTCGCCGTCGGTGGCGGCGTACGCGCGCCAGCCGGTCGTGTCGTGGACGCGGTCCGACCGCCGGGCGTACGCGACCCAGTGAAAGCCCGGATGCGGGCCGGCGTGTCCGACTCTCGCCAGGACTCCGGCATCGTAAAGTCGAGTTCTGCAACGCGAGAGTCATCGGGCGCCAACGCCGAGAGCGTCGCCGCCTGTGCCATCTCCTGTGTTGAGTCCAGCGCGTCGACGTCGGTCTCGATCTCGTCGGCCTCCAGGTCGCTCGCCTTATAGAGGCCCATCCCGCGGTCGGTGTCGGCCTCGGTCACGACCACGTACGTCGGCGAGTCCGGCGACGCCTCGATGTCCGGGAGGTCCGTGTCGTCCGGGGCGGACTGGTCCTCTGCGACCGCGCCGGCGATGACGACCGTTGGCGGCGATGACTGAAAAGGCTTCAGCGACGAACTCCTCCGGCGACTCGGCAGCGTACTCCGATACCTCAGCCTCTATCTGTTCAATGTCCTCGGTGTCGGTGCCTTCCGGCCAAAAGTAATAATCGAATATATCATCGCCGCTGTCGCCGTAGTGCGCGGCGTGTCCCGTTTCGTGCGCCACAGTCCCGAAGCCATTATTTTCGGCGAGGAACCCCTCATATGCGTCGTTGCCCGACATCGAGCCTGGACGGAATAGGAGAGCGTTTTGCCCGGGGTCGTATGCTGCTTGTGCGGTGGCATCGATGTCGTGGTCCCGGATCTCCTCGACGGCCGCGAACAACTCGTCGCCGCTCTCACTCAGTTTTTCAACGGCTTCGGTGAGCGTTCTCGCTTGGCCCGTGTCCATATTCTGGAGCGAGGCCGAGACATCCGCATCGACCGCCGATTCGATCCGCGCCGAAGCGACCTCACGCGCCGCCTCCGGGGAGTCAACGTCGGCGAAGGTTTGGCCCCGAGCATCGCCCTCCGGCACCTCATCGAGACTCGTCGCCGAGTTCGGGACGCCGTCGACCGTCACCTCGGTGTCGGGATCGAGCACCGCATCCACCGCGGCGCCGTTCTCATCCAGGTATTCGAGCGTCTCTTTGACCGTCCGCTCGCCGAAGTCCGGCGCGTCGTCCGGGAGGTCGAACGGCCGCTCGACGAACTGGCCGGTGTCCGGGTCGCGGGGGTGGAGCGCGGGGTTG